AAGTTCGGGTTCGGAAAGAACGACAGCGACTATGCTGCAGACGATTGGCATAGAAATCCAATGTATCACGGAATTGGCGTGCAGCCTGATTACTCAGGTGGAGACAGGAACAGTTACGGCATGCCGTTGGATGCGAAGAACTCCCTTTACGGATTCTCTGACACGAACAACATGCCGGTTTATTCAAAAAGGCCTGACGGTACTCAGTATCAGAAAACCGCTTTCAAATTCGGGTTGAAAAATATTGAAAGACAATGGGCAAAATACTGTCTTGTTGACAATAACGGAGAAATTGATGCCGTGGATCGTTCTCTTGGGCCTATTCTCGGAAAAATTCCTGGCGATTTCACTGACCTCAGAAAGAAAATTACTGCACAAATGTCTCAGGAAGAGCAGGATTTCATTAACGCAATATCGGAAATTGACAGCAACGATGCGCTTGCGAAGAAAACATGGCTCATAGACAATATTGCATATATTGTGGCCGGCGAAAGAAATTCAAATACCGGCTTAATGAGATACGTGCGCTGGATTAATCCCGACATTGTGATTGACAAATTCCCAGTAAACCAAAACGAACTTAAAGCGCTCGTTGACGATGAGATAAAATCAACCGAAAAGGTTGTCAGATACAAGAAAGCCGCAGCGGAAGAAGAGTAATCTCAAAGTTTTTTATAGCATATCGGGCTAAAATCTCAAAATGTTGAAGGTTTTAGCCCGGTTTTCGTATATTTGTGGCATATGGCAGTAAGTGCAAAAAAATTAAACCGTGCCTACGAAATCCTAAGAGATTATGACGGGGACAATCCATATCTTATCCGCTTGCAGAAAAAACTGTATGTGGATAAGGAATCTGATATAATGACGGATTTCAATGTGAATTTCGTTATTGACAATGAAAACTTTTCCCCGCAAAAAATAAACAAGATTATCAAGGTAGCGGATTGGTGGGCTGAAAAAAAGCAAGATGATTGGGGTGTAGATTTCCTGCCGAACAGAATCAAAATATTGTCTTATCTTGGATGTACCGATACGACATACGCTTGTTATGTACAATACCGTCAATCAGTATCTTCATGTCTTTGTTTCATTCCCAAAAAAGCCGTACTGAAAAATTTCCTTGTCAAGAACTACAAGAAAGTTGAAGTCGATTTTGATAGGTATGACAGGCTTTCAAATTTCAAACGGGTACTTTATCCGCACCAAAAAGATGCGGTTAAGTTTCTTCTTGCAAGGAAGAAGTGTATTTTAGCGGACGACATGGGATTAGGAAAAACGACTAGCGTATCCGTTGCCGCTATCGAAGGAAATTTTGACTCCGTGCTTATAATTTGCCCAGCTTCCTTGAAGTCCAATTGGAAACGAGAATTGTCTTTCTATATTCCTGAAAAAGATATTTCAGTGATTGACGGATTCAACAACAAGACAAAAGGCGAGTTGGAGGAGTTTCTTGGCTACGCGCCGGGAAAGTCAGGAAAAAAGAAAGACGAACTGCTTGAAGAGGCGAAAATTGCCGGGAAATGGAAATTCAACAGGTTTGTTATCCTGAACTATGATATCCTTGACGAATTTTATAAAATTCCGAAGGGGAGAAGTATTGCTGCTTGGGAAGAAACGTTCGAGAAGAGCCCGATGCTCCAATATATCACAAACAGGAAAACGTTGATCATAATTGACGAAGCGCATAAGCTGTCAAATTCAAAGTCAAACAGGTACAAGGTAATTCGTAGTCTAATCAACAAAGGGAAGCCTGATAGCCTGTACCTTATAACTGGCACTCCGTTGACCAACGATCCTACAAACATATATTGCATATTGTCTCTTCTTGGAGACCCCATTACGGACGACTACAAATATTACATGGAACAGTATTGTGGCGCGTTTGAAATGGTTAACCCAAAAGACAAGGAAAAACGCAAACGGATTGTTGACGGATATTTTGCAAAAAAAGGCGTTGTTTCTTGGAAACAGTTGAATGATGAAGAGAAAAACGAACTGCATGAAATAATCAGGAATAAGTGCCGAATGATATTTGTCCCCGACGCGAAAAAAGCTGGAAACCTTGAAGAACTTCGTGACAGGATTTCTCACATTTATCTCAGAAGGACGAAGGATGATTTGGACCTTCCGGAAAAGCGTATCCACGAGTTGTATTATGACCTCACTGATGAACAACGGGAGAAGTACGACAAACTTTGGGATGAGTACGAGGAAGAACAGGCAGAACTTGATCCTACTAAGGAAGTTAATAAGGAACTCCTTGAAGGCGGTCTATATCGCAGATACCTTTCAAATGAAATGGTGCCTTATACTGAAAAGCTCGCAGACAAACTGATTGCAAAAGGCGAAAAGGTTGTTATCGCTTGCTGTTATGACGAGGAAATTTATACCTTGAAGGACTACTATGGTAATACGGCTGTCCTGTTCAACGGAAAAATGGACTCCAAGCAGAAGGACGCTGCGGTTGATGCGTTTATGAACGACGACAGTGTAATGGTTTTCCTTGGAAACATTCAAAGTGCCGGCGTTGGAATTACGCTTACCAAGTCTTGCAAACTCATTTTCTCAGATATGAGTTATGTACCTGCAGATAACGAGCAAATGCAGGATAGGGTGCATCGTATTGGACAAACCAGGCCTGTTGACATATATTACCAAATTTTCCGTGATACACAATACCAAAAAATGTGGGAAATTGTTTTGCGTAAGCAACTAACAATCAATGCAGTAATCAAAAAAGAAGATGAAAAATAACAAGGGAAGTTATATTGACAGAAATTCAATCCTGTGTGAATACAAGGAACGTTATTCGTATGATAAAAATTTCCTTACTGATGAAATAATGAAACAAGTTATTTCTCGTGTAGGAGAAATCATCATTAACAGGTTGATAGAATTCACTAATCGTGGTGAAAATGCGTCTAATGCTCTTATTGACACATTTGACCCGTCCCCAGAAGAAGTCCCTCGTAACGGAGACCCGATTGGGCTCCAAGGTCCTTGCGGTGGGCAGATTGGATGGGCAGGACTTGTTGTGTATAAAGAAGTTAGAAATTATCTTGAAGACATTAAAGAGAGGTTATAGCATGACTTACAAACACATTCAAAGGGTACAAAAACAATTCGTACAGATTATCCCGTTTAAAACTAACGACGGATGGATGCGGTGTGCTACGACACACAGATATTTCCTTGACTACAATCCTAAAACAGCAGATCAGAGGATAGTTGATGGGAAAACAAATAAAGTAGAATGGCAATATTATAAAGATTTTTACAATGGAAATTGAAGAAGTAAGAACCAGACTCGTCAACAAATTTTGCGACGAATTGAAATCAACACAAGAGTTTAACGATGTTACGAAAGATTTGATGGAATCAATCGAAAGGCTTGACTGTATTATGTTGGAGTATTTCAACATGACATACAATCCGAACATGTTCAAATATCAAGAACTAAACAAACTCAAATGAGTGAAGAAAATCTACACCTTGTCTATATTGAACCGATAGGAATAAACTCGCACGACATGTTCGAGTATGATTTCCTGTTTTCTGAAACGCCGGATATTGTGTGGGGCGAAGATTGGGCTGAACAATGCCCGCTTGCCTGCGAAAATATGCGTCCTGCAGATGACATGATTACGGCGATAAAGCGCTTGGCCACAATTATCCCGTTCGGACTTGCGCAAAGAAATGCCTGTTTCTCAATGCAGGATTGCATTGACGGGGTAATTGCGCTCGCTTGGGAAGATTTGTCCGACTACGACGAGTACCCTGAGCCGAGGCTGATATTCCAATTTGGGGAAAGTTTTGAGGAAGTGGAAGATAAACTTGCGAGAAGAAGTCAATTCTTCTCAAACAAGCCGGTTGCCAAAAAAGAGGAAGACAATGGTATCTCTTAACAAGAAAAAGAAACTGAAAAACTCGTATTGCGTTCCGCCAATGCTTAAAAGCAAAGAAAAGAGGCCAAAGCGTATTGCTTTTTTCACTCCTTCGTTGAGGAGGAAGATTAAAAATGAAAAAACCGAGAACTGAGTTCCCGGTTTCTTTTTTACCATCCGATACCTTGCAGGTAAGGGTTTTCGTCGTTTTTTGGTGAAGACATATAACCAAAAATAGGATCGAAGAATGTTTTTCTCTCAGTCCTCTCCCTGTCAAACGGGTTCTCTCCGATAAGTTCGCCGTCTCCGTTCAGTTTGATTGGGTGCCTCTCGAATTCTTCTTTCAGGAACTCATGCATATCCCTATCATGGCAGAATTCAAGAAGCGCTCTTTCAGCCTGATTTAGTTTAGGCGCTTTCTTGAGCCCGAGTTTTAAATTAGCCAATTCGAGTTCATATCTCTGTTCTGACGTGAGGTCATGATAAAATCCGCCATCGCCCCAAACTTGTCCGTTTCCTTCTAAACCATCCATAGCCTTTTTGTTTAAAATTACATAGTTATTTGGATTTGTCTATAAAAATAAATATCTTTGTAACGTGTTTAACGTAGCAATCATAGGGTCACAAGGCGCCGGAAGTTACGAAACTTTCAGAAAAAAGTGCGTTTTCTTCTTGCATACGAAAGTGCAGGAAGGGATTACCATACTTGCCACCGAAGAACATGACTACATCAAGCAATTTGCCTCCGAGTTTAGGATCAATGTGCAATATTTTTACACAGATTGGCGAGCATACGGGCGTAACGCATTGAAAGAGCGAAACAAACAGCTTATTTCAAACTGCAGTGCGGTAATTTGTTTCAACGATGGGCTCAAAGACACTGAGATGATAAAAAACCTTGCCGAGAAAACAGGAATCCCGACAAGGTTTGTGAAATTAAGTAAGAAAATTTAATTTCGCGCAATCAATATCCTTTGGTATCTACGTTAGAATATAGTATGTGTTTTCCGTCCAAATTTGCGTGAACGAGTTGGTTCTGCCCGAGGTCTGGGAACATATCACCCTGCCCTGTTTTTGGATCGAACTTGGAGTCGAACACACGAAGCATTTCCATTGCTTTTTGAAGGTTCGGGCTGAACACATCGTCGCATACTATATGAATACCGCCTGAAGGAGTTTTTCTTTCGTCCGTAACGTTAACCCCGTAATATTTCAATATTATCTTTGTCAGTTCCGCAATCCTTGGATCCTTGGCGTCAATGTCAAAGAAAAATCCTGACCTGTCGCTTCCGTATCTCTGTATCATTGATTGCTTCGTTCCAACGAGATTCCCTTTTCTATCGAACGGAGTCTGCTGCTCACCCGAGGCAATGTTTTCCGGGTCAGCAAACGGGAATATCTTTTTCATTCTCTGCCCGAAAGGCCCAGCCGCATAGTTTTTTACTGCCGTCTCGGAACGTGGGTTTTGTGTAATGTACGCCCTTGCATTGTTGTTGTCACAAAGAGCAACAATCTGTGGCTTCAGCGCAAGAAGTTCCTTGCTTGTATGAACCCTCCATGAACCGAGATATACACCATACTTGTCACAGTTTACGCCCGTTATTTGCTTGGCCTTATACTGCTGATAAAGTTTCGGGTTATCCTTGAAACGCTTCTTCACTTCAATATAGAAAAATTGGTCCGGATCTCCTGAAGCGGGCGAAGCGTCAATGCACTGTGCTATGTAGTTGAACTCATCAACCTTCACTTTTGACTCGTTGAGCATTTGCATCTCTTCGAGCAGTGAAATGAGTTGTTTTTCTGTTATATAGACGTTTTTCATTTATCAAAATATTCGTTGCTGTACTTGAAATAGAAATCGTATGTGTCATCAAGCGAATCAATATTACACTTTTCAAGATATACATTGTTCTTTTCGGACAATTTGCTCACCAATTCGTGAATTTTCAGAAACTCGTCAGTAAGCCCCCATCCGTTTTTTCCGAAAGATACATGGAGAACGCCGTCGCCTTCCTCAACCTGCATTTTTGAAACAAGGAGGTTTGCGTTCATTTCTTTCAGTATCGCTTCGGAAATTATCTTTCGCAATTTGGATTCGTTTAAATATACTTTTGTCTTCATTTTTTTTTACCTGTTGTTTATTGCCCGCACGGTGAATAAAGTATCATTTTAGCATCTCTCTTGATGAGCACAGGAGGGTCGCCCGGTTTGTTGTTAGTTGCATATTTGTTAAACTGTTGGAATTTAACCATTGCGTTCGCAATCTTTGGTGAGTTGAAGAAATAGTGGATACCGTCGTGGCTCTTATGCACAATGGAAGGATTGAAACCTTGCGATGCAAGGTACTTATCCATCTCAGCCCAAGCCTGCGGATTGTCAATATCCATGTCAATCATAACCCAAGGATAATATTGTTCATCGCGTGGATTGTCGTGCAAACGGCTCGATTCTATCTCAAAGGCACGCAAAACTCCGTTCGCTATCCTGTTCTGTATTCTCGCCTGAACCCAGTTCATTGAACGTTTGTTTATCGTAATATATGCCCTCGCATAAAGTTTGTCGCAGACAGCATAGACGGCTTCTGCATTTCCTTGAGAAGAAACTGATTTTGAGCCAACTAGCTTTTCAGCCCACGGGTTTAATTTTATGGTTATGTTTTTCAGGCTGTCCACTGCGTCGTCTGCAGTTTTTCCCTTGACAACACCGTACCCTGCGAAGTTTTCCCTACTGCTGCCATCAACACTTGGATCGCGGTTCCACCATTTAGATATTTTACCGTGTCTCGCGTTATAGCTTCTGAAATCTTTTTTTCGCTGAGTAACCTGTACAAACCAAAAATCGTCAGGGGAACTCCACTGCTGACGTATCATTTTTTCGGCATCCGCCATGTTATCGACAACAGCCTCATGTTCAAGTACGAGGCCGTTGTTTTCGCATATATGTTTTAACTGCGATTCTGTTATATAAATGTTCTTTGCCATATACAATATATCACTTATAAATACCTGACTGTTCGTCTAAATTAAGTATATTTGCGGTGATATAATGCCAATGCGTCGGGATGTCCACGCTCAGGATTTTAAATTTACGACATGGAAGAACAAAAAAGGAAACGAATATCCCAAGAGGATATTGAAAAATTCATCGAAGGAAGAGACCCGCAACAGCGGATTGTCAATCTCGAATATTCATATCGGGATGATTTTATCACGGTTGTCTATCGTGATGAGAACGATCAAAAATGTAAAAAGAAAGAAGATTTCTACCCGTTCTGTTGGGCGACGTTAAAAGCGTTTAAGCGACTTTGCCACGGAGATAAGGAAGAAATTCTTCGTTTAATGCGCGTATATAACATAGGATGGAAAGAACTATCCTGCAAAGATATTAACGGAAAAGTACGCCACGAATTTGATGACGGATACCGTTATAAGTTCTATGCGAAGAAGCCAATGTCATACAGTAGGTTCCTTAAATTCTTCAAGGACTGTGACAATCCAATCTACTCAAAAGACAAAGACGCTGACGCAACGAAGTCTAAATCCGAGTCGAAACAATATCTCATTGTAACCCCGCAAGAACAATTCCTTATTGCAACAGGAAAACGTTTCTTCAAGGGATACGACGATTATGACCAGGTATTGAAGATGACGTTCGACTTGGAAACGAGCGGACTTGATACGGAACACGACAGAATCAATCAGTTTGGTATCCGTTTTAACCGTCCTTTTCCGGGACACCCTGACGGATTTCAAAAAATATTTTCAGTTGTCGGAAAAACCGAAGAAGAGAAAGACGAATGCGAGCGATGGGCTATCATTCAATCTTTTAAAATAATACGAACATTCAAGCCCGACATTATCACTGCGCACAACGGCGAAAACTTCGACTGGAATATGATTATCGGCGCGTGCAAGCGTCTAAAAATGCCGATCGAAGAAAGTTCCGCAAAATATTTTGACGGCGATTTCATTCACAAGGAAGAAAGGGAGTCTACCTTGAAACTTGGCGGCGAAATTGAAACTTATTATGCTACCATTGTTCCTGGTGTGATTGTTACCGATTCACTACATGCCGTACGTCGTGCTCAGGCACTTGACTCTAACATGTTAAAGGCTGACTTGAAGTATGTAACGGAATACTCCAAGATGAAAAAGCCAAACCGTGTTTATGTGCCTGGCGACAAAATTTCAGAAACATGGTCTGATAAGGTTTACCAATACGCCTTCTGTGAAGAAAACGGAGATTGGTACAAATATGACCCTGAAAAGAATGATACGGATAACGGGGAAGTTTATAATGGCAAGAAATCGTTTATTCCTGTGCATGGTTTCATTCGTGAAGGGTACGAGTTGAAATCTGGCCGGTATATTGTTGAACGATATCTTCTTGACGACTTGTGGGAGTGCGACAAGGTTGAGCACCGATATAACACGCCGAACTTCCTTATCTGTAAAATGATTCCAGTTCCGTACAAGAAATGCACTACAATGGGTACTGCAGGGCAATGGAAGGCACTTATGCTTGCGTGGAGTTATGAGCAGGATCTTGCTATTCCAATGTTCGGCGAGACAAAGACTTTCACAGGTGGTTTGTCAAGACTTTTGCGTACTGGATATGTTCGTCGTGTTGTAAAACTTGACTACAATTCACTTTATCCGTCTATTATCCTTACGTGGGCTATCTCGGATCCTACCGATTTGATGATGATTATGCTTCACTGTCTTGAGTACGTTCTTACTCAACGTGAAAAATATAAAGCCCTGAAGAAAAAAGCAGGTAAGAAAAAGGATGCGGCGAAGACTGAAGAAGAAAGGAGGCAATACGCATATGAGGAATCGTTTAACGATAAAAAGCAGTTGCCGCTGAAAATTTTCGGTAACTCATTCTTTGGAAGCTACGGCGCCCCTAACGTATTCCCTTGGGGTAGTCTGCGTTGTGCTGAGAAGACAACCTGTATTGGACGTATGGCACTGCGACTTATGATTAGCCATTTCAGCAAACTTGGGTATGAGCCTATTGTGGGTGACACTGATGGTTTCAACTTCATGCTTCCTGACGATTCCAAGTTCAGGTACACAGAAGAAAATCCTTATATCAGCACTGGTTTGTCACGAGAAACGGAAGAGGGCAAAAAATATGCAGGTTTCCGTGCGGACGTTGCAGAGTTCAACGATTTATATATGTCCGACAAACATTATGATCCGCATGCAGTAAATAAAATGGGACTTGGCATTGACGAAGTTGTTGATGCAACCATTAACTTCTCACGTAAGAATTATGCAGACTATTTCCCTGAAAATCCTTATCCTGAAGATGTTAAATTGGTTGGAAATACAATCAAGTCAAAGAAAATGCCTGAATATATTTCCAAATTCCTTGCTGTTGGTATCCGCCTTCTTCTCCGTGGAAAAGGGCAGGAATTCCTTGAAGAGTACTACAAGTACGTTGAGAAAATATACAACTACCAAATTCCGCTTCGTGATATTGCCACAAAGGGCAAGATTAAGAAGTCTGTTAAGGAATATAAAAAGGATATCCAAACTCTGACAAAGGCGGGCCGTCCTAAGTCAAGGCAGGCTTGGTATGAGTTGGCTATTTCTAACAATCTAAAAGTCGGAAACGGAGATACGATTTACTATGTGAATACGGGTAAGTCAAAATCCCATGCAGATGTGAAAAAGGTTAAACACTATTGCACGTTTGGCGACAACGGTGAAAAAGTAGATATCACAAAGGAGATTGCAAAGGAACTCAAGAAATACAAGAAGGAAAATCAGTATGATTGGGATATGGGCAACAGGACAGAATCTTGGTTCGTAAAGAAATTCTATCCGGGTGCTTTCCTTGAAGAAGAAATCGTCCTGAATTGTGTTCTTGTTCCGAGAGATATCATTGATAAAGAGGACGATACTTTCTGCGCCGACGTTAGTGAGGACCTCGAATACAACGTCGAAAAATACATCGATATGTTCAACAAACGTATCACCCCGCTTCTCGTCTGTTTCAGTAAGGAAATTCGCTCGAGTATCCTTATCTCGAACCCGAAAGACCGTCCATACTTCACTGAGGAACAGTGCGAACTTGTGTCAGGACAGCCTAACAAGCCTGGCGATCAGGACACTTACGAGCAACTTATGACTATGGAGGATAAGGAATTTAAATTCTGGACCACATACGACGAAGTGCCTCCGTTCTTTGAAGAATGCGGAATGGGTAAATGGGAAGACGCTGTTGCCGATTACAAGGAACGTATGAAGCGTGAGGAAGAAGAAGGCATTGCAGAGGAAAAACGCCGTTATCAGGAACTGTTGGACGCCCTTACCGAAATGGAAAAAGCCAAATTCGTTGAAGACGGAGAACTGCCAAACGAAATCCTCAAGATTGTTGAACTGGATCCAAATTCCTCCAACCTCGTTTCAAAAACGCACAAGGATGCCATTATCGGAACAATTGGCGACTTTGTTGGGATTATCTATTCTTCCGAATAAAAAAGAAGCCGTAGGTTTTCGCCTACGGCTTTCTTATCATTAGTAGAGCGTAAAACTCCCAATCTTCTTTCGTAAAGAAATCAAAGTGCATATCGGCTATACATTGTGGGTCTGGCCCTGTATATCCACATTGCGGACACTTCGTATCTAGCGAGCACCAAACCGCGTTTTTTAACGCTTCTCTACGTGCTATTTCTCTTGGGTTTAACTCTATGTGTTTTTGTTCCATACCAATAAATACAAATTGTCCCGCGATCGTAATCACGGGACAAATCATTTTTGTATATTTGCTATGGGGTCAACATGTATATCGTTCCCTTATTTCTTCCCCGCGTGTTTTGAACTTGCTTTTATTCCACATTTGGCCTTCAATAATCGTTTTTCTAATACTTTCAGAAACAATCTGTCTGAGAGTGCCTTCATTGATTTCGATTGTCTGTTTTTCATTAAGCCCGGTATTGCCAACTATTTCGACGGGGATTTCTCTTCCGAACATTTTACGTGAAGCAATGGAAATTTCGTTCGCGAATTCTCTATCTATTGAAGATATGTAGAATTTTTCAGGACCTTCTCCGTTCGTTCCGGAATATAAAACCACCACACAGTCATTATAGATTTCTTCTTTTTCTGAAGGGTAATCGTACGTAAGATATTCGACAATACCATCCATAACCGAACTGTCGCTTCCGCCAAGTTCATTCTTATCCAAAAAGTCATACCCAATGTCTCCGGCCAGTTTCCCGCTCTCCGGATAGTACAAAAGTTTTTCAGGAATTGAATTGTCCAAAGCACTCATTATACTTTCGTATATTGTTTTTCTGAGTTCGTTTTCGCTAATTTTAATACTTTTCTTCATAGTTTACACGTACTGAGTTACTAAGTTTACTAAAATGTATGGCTCTTCACCAAGGCCGGATAAATCAACGGTTGTTTCAACACCGCCATCGATAAGTTCCCCTTCGGTTCTTTGCCCGTCACGGTTTTTGTCTATAAACCATTTGTCTGTTTCATTTGGCGTTGATGGCGTGGTGAAAGTGATTTCGTTATCCCACGTTTCTGCAGTTATAGGATCTATTCCGGCAACTCCGTTGAATACAATATGGACATTACGTTTCATTTCAAGCGCAATGGCTTCGTTTGAAATTCCGTTAACCCTGATAAGCGTTTTTCCGCTTTCCTCGTAGACGGATATGTCCTTATCTGCGCCTTCGAGATTCTTTATGGAACCTTCCTCTTCGATTGCCGTAAGCCTATCGTCAATGTCGTTTACTTTGTCCTGCATTTCATCAACTGAAGTTGCTACGGTATTGTTGATATAGTTGATTACCTTCTCAACTGCGGCTGTTGTTGTATCGCCTGATAGGACAATAGGATTTTCATTGTTCGGTATGTTTTTCGAAATAAGGCTTTCGTTGTGGTTTTCCGTGAAATGAAGGAGTTTTTCGGCTGCTTCTGTAATTGTATCGCCTTCTTCAACAATCACGTTTCCGTCCTTATCCTTTACGTTCCTTGAAATGTATCCACTTCCGTTGTCCGTAATAATGTTTACGATTGTCTCCAAGGCTTCACCGATCGTGTCGCCTTCGTTAATAATCTTTCCGCCTTTATAATATATGTTATCGCCTACCTTGCCTGCATTTTCTTGCATATCAGCGATTTCATACGCAATTTCCTCACGAAGTTCTTCAATTTTGTAGGTGATTGAAGCACCGGTATAGCCGGCTCCAACCTTGTTTTCAAGGCTTCCAAGTGAATCTTGAAGGTTCTCTATCCGTTGCTCTAACTCGTCTTTTGCATCGTGGACGTCCCTTTCAGTAGCCAAACCTCCACGTCCCACAACAGCACTAATCTTATAGTTGTCAATGACAATATAGTCACCTGCGGTATAGATTTCAGCAAGAGAAGTTAGAGGGATTTCTGTTGGTGTGCTTCCGTGGTCTGTGTTGAAAGTTATGACAAGGCAAGGCTCACCCGAGTGTTCTCCGGAAGTTGGTGTTTTAATCTCGACTTTTTCCACCATTCCGTCTTTAACGAAGTCGTCAGTGTGAATAATGCCTATCTGCCCATTATCTTTTCCGTAGAATTTGATAACCTTGTTTGCCTGATCATATTCAACTTCAAAATTTGAAGAAATTACGCCATTGCTGTCGAGAGAAATGAGCGGATCGTTAGAATCAACCGTTTTTGTCTTGATAGTATCTAACTCTTCGTTAATATCTTCAATATCATGGCTGACTTCGTTAAACTTTTGCTCTGTAGCGGCTGAAAGTTCCTGCGTACTTGCTGATAGGGTATTTAGATTTCCTGTTACCTCGTCTATTTTTCCGTCGGTTGCACCTGACAGTTCAGCAAGTTTTTCCGCAGTTGCTTCTGCCAACTGAGTTATTTTTTCTTCCGTGCCTGCGGACAGTTCTTCGATTGTGTCTTTTGTTTCCTCGGAAAGTGCTGAGATTGCGTTGAATGTATCCTGAGTAAGCCTATCAATACGCTCTTCAGTTCCTGCGGAAAGTTCACTGATTGTTTGGAACGTGTTTGCTGAAAGCTCGTCAATTCTGTTTTCGGTACCAGCTGAAAGTTCGTCAATCTTGTTATCCAATGCTTCGTCAGCGGAAGTCCTATTAGCAATTTCTTCGTCAATCCTGTCGCCCAACGCTTCGTCGGCGGCAGTCCTGTTAGCAATTTCTTCGTCAAGCCTGTTATTTACATCCTCGATTGCGTCACGCAACTCTTGGAAATGAGGGATAAGTACCTGATTTCCGTTCTCGTCAACCTGAACGATAACTTCTTCTGAATTTCCGCTTTCATCGTAATTGTTTACGATTACAACGTCATTTTCTTTCAGCTCACGTTTGGCCCATTTCTTATCAAATGGATCCCACATGTTAACAACATAAACATCAGAAGTTGTTTTGTTGTATGCTTCTTCGCTTTCGAGATAGTAGCCACGTCCCTCTGGCTCAACAGGGTTAACGCCATCAACGATGTCGATACGTAAGTTTTCTGCAAGCCAAAGTTTAGTTGCATAAACGGCGCCCGCTTCCTTAGACCAAGCGGGCATAGGAACTGTCTTATATGTTATGCCGCCTATTTCCTCGTCCTCGTAACTGTTGTACTCAACGTCCTTAACAAGTCTAATTGAGGCGAGGAATGCATGATTGTATCCGCCATTTACATTAGGAACCTTGTCTTCAAACTGATGCAAATATTTTGAAGCTAAACTTCTGTCAACATCATTGCGGGTGCTTGACCAAAATCCGGCCATAAGAATATCTTCACCGGTATCACGGTCTTTGCCCCAAAATATAGGAAGCGCGTTGAAATTGTTAAGTTCAGGTTCGTCGCCGAACTCTTCAGCCTTCAAGAATCTAGCTGCTGCAGCTCCAAGCTCTTCGCCGTCACCAGGATTTCCCTTATCGTGGTTTCTATCGTCGTCACTACACTCCAGAGCG